CTTACGATAACGGAACTGCTGGCGTAGGCGCAACACTCACCAACGCTGGAACGCAAGCAGCATTTAGCGTAGATGGCGTAAGCCCAGTTGCTACTGCGCGTATCTTGGTAAAGAATCAAACAAATAGCGTTCAAAATGGTATTTACACACTTACAACTGTGGGTAACGGTTCTACCAACTGGGTGCTTACTCGCGCAACTGACTTTGATACTGCCGCAGAAATGGCAGGTGGTGATTTTACTTTCGTAGATGCTGGCTCAACATTTGCTAATACTGGTTGGGTAATGGTTGATGAAGTAAATGTAATTGGCACAGACCCAGTTACTTTTCAACAATTTAGTGGTGCTGGAACTTATACCGCAAGTAGCGGTGTGCTTTTAACTGGTAATAATTTTACTGGCGTAGTAAAAGCAAGCGGTGGATTAGTAGTAGATACCGATGGTTTTTATTTAGATACCGCCATTGCCGTTCGCAAATATGCCGTAAGCGTTGGCGATGGAACTGCCACTACTTACACAGTTTCTCATAGTCTTAACACAAGAGATGTAACTGTTGCCGTTTATGATAATTCCAGCCCGTATGCCGAAGTTATCTGCGATGTTCAACACACAAGCACCTCGGCTATTACTGTATTGTTCAGCGTAGCACCGACCAGTAATCAATATCGCGTAGTTGTTCACGGCTAATTAGGAGGCAAAAATGGGTCTTATTGACCGATTTGCGGAGCGAGTAGCCAAGGAGATTGTTAAGGCACCAAATCTCCCATCTGGCGCTATCACCGTAACAGAACAACAAATGCGTCAAACTGGCGCAAACACAAGTTATGGACAAAGCGTTCCATTAGAACGCGCACCAAATCTTGCTGGTGTTCCATTTGCACCAGGTCAGCCAATTATTCCGGGCGCAATAAATCCACCACGCGCAAGTGATGGCAGACCAGACCCAAGGCGTTATGAATTTCAAGTAGCGCAAAATATAAATATAACCGAAACGCGTTTAGTTCCTTTTAGAACTTTACGCGCGGCGGCAGACCAAATTGATATTTTGCGTAGATGTATAGAAGTTCAAAAAGCAAAAATACTTGGTTATAACTGGGATATTACTTTAGGCGAAGATAGTGCTGAAAAATTAATTAGTGAAATTGGTGGCTCACGCGTTAGAGCAATGGCTTCTGCTAGAGAAAAATACACCGAAGATATTAACCGAGTTAGACAATTTTGGGAACAACCAGATAAAGGCAACGGCTTATTATTTTATGATTGGCTAAATATTGCATTGGAAGAAATATTAGTGCTAGATGCGTGGGCAATATGGCCTCAAATGACAGTAGGCGATAAATTAAACGGCTTACAAATCTTGGATGGTTCAACAATTAAGCCGCTTATTGACGATAGAGGAATGCGCCCTACGCCACCATTTTCTGCATATCAACAAATTCTATATGGCTTCCCACGCTCAGAATTTTCGGCGCCAGATGAAAACGAAAAAGCAGATGGTGAATTTACAAGTGATGAATTGGCTTATTTTGTTCGTAATCGTAGAACAACCAGCGTATATGGTTATTCGCCAACTGAAAGAGCATTACCACTAGCAGATATTTATTTGCGCCGTCAGCAATGGCTTCGTGCAGAATATACCGATGGCGTTACACCAGAATTGCTTATGCAAACGGATGCTAATTTTGGCAATAACCCAGACTTATTACGCGCTTACGAAAACATTTTCAATAGTGATTTGGCAGGTCAAACAGAACAACGCAAGCGTGTTCGTTTATTACCAGCAGGTATGACACCAATTCAATTTGACGGATATGGTGAAAGATTTAAGAGCACTTTGGATGATTATTTGGTAAATAGCATTTGCGGTCATTATGGCGTAACTCCTGCTGAAATTGGTTTTAGTCCTGATGGCGGATTAGGTGGCGCGGGTTGGCAAGACGGGCAAATTGAAACGGGAGATGTATTAGGTGCGCTTCCTTTGGCTAATTGGATAGGCAAAATGATTAGTCATTTGTCTTATATGTTCTTAGGTATGCCACGCGAATTAGAATTTAAGTTTATGGAAAGTGGGCGTGAAGATACAGAACAACTTGCTCGCACCACCGATATAAATATTAAATCAGGCACTTTAACGCTTAACGAAGCACGCTCACGCGCTGGATTATCACTTATTGAAGCACCAGAAGCAGATATGCCTATATTAGTTGCTGGAGCAGGTGCTTATTTAGTTACAGATAGCGGTTTGAAAGCCATTAATGAAAATGTATTAGTAACAGAAGATGGGCAAGCAACTTCTACGCCCGAATTGGCACCAATAGAATCAGATGTACAAAATGAAGAAAAATCTGTACAAAAAGAATTAAAACAATTTATCAAATGGTTAGGAAAATCGCCAACACGCAGTTTTCGTTTTCAAGCCGTGCCAGTTATTTACGCCGATGTTTTGAATAAATTTATATCAGTAGCCGATTACGATAGCGCGCGCTGGTATGCTGAACGCTATTTGGCATAGGCCGTAAATGAATCGCGCGTGGAAAAAACGAAACGGCGCAAAGGTTAGATTAGCCGCACGGCGTGCTAAATTAATCCGAGAAGGTATTAATCAATCTTTTAATACCGAACAAGTGGTAGATGATTTTGTTGCTATGAATTTTCAAAACATTACACCGCAGGAAGCCAGACAATGGGCTATTACAAATGTGCGCACAAATGACGAAGCGTTACGCTCGGCATTATTTAATATGTATTTAGAAGCATATGTTTTGGGTGAAGATATAGCGATGAGTGCAATAGCCAAAGCGCGTATATCTAAAGCGCCAACTTTACGCCAATTACAACAAGCAATGGGCATAAATTGGGATACTTGGAAAGCAGGTAATAAACCTGCCGCTTTATTAGTGCGCAAACCACGCGGGTTAAGCACTTTATTAGATAATCGTGGTGTAACAATTCAAGGTATTAATCGGACTACGCTTGACCGTATAGGCACAATATTGGCTAGAGGATTAGAAAACGGCTGGACACCCAGTGATATTAAGGAAGAAATAGCAGACACAATAGATGATGATAATGACCGTGCTTTAACTATTGCCCAAACAGAAATGAGCCGTGCCGTTACGGCGGCTTCTAGGCAATTGTATGAAGAAAGTGGTGTGGAACTGGTAGAGTGGTTAGTAGCAGACCCTTGCGATATTTGCCAAGAGAACGCCGATGTATCGCCTATCCGTATTGGCGATACTTTTCCTAGCGGAGATACGGAACCACCAGCGCATCCAAATTGCGTTTGCGATTTGGCGCCATATGTTACGGATACGCGTAATATTGGCGAAGATGCTTTATCTATGATATTAGGAGATGATTACGACTAATGGCACAACCACAAGTGGGTCATAGCACAACAACAGTAGGTACATCTCCAATAATGCTTTTTGAAGCCCCTACTACTTACGGCAAAGTTAGTTTATATATAGGAAACGAAGGCTCAGGTAAAGCATATTTAGGTGATGCAACTGTAAGTACAACAGGCGCGCTTGAAGGTTATAATCTACCAAATTCAGCAACTTTGAGTATGGAATTAAACGGCGGAGAACAGATTTGGGCTATATCTGCATCATCATCAAAACTCTGCCTTCTTTGGACACTTTAATGGTATTATTATGTTACAAGCGCAAAGGATAAATAGATGGCACTAAATATGGCAACTACTTATGCCAGTATTATTAAACAAGAAAAGCAAGATGATGGCACATTATTGGTTTATGGAAAAGCAACTGATGATTCGGTAGATATTGACCAACAAATTTGTGATTCTGCGTGGTTAGAAAAAGCAATGCCAGAGTGGTTCAAAACTGGCGGCAATATTAGAGAACAACATAGCAATATTGCGGCAGGGGTTGCAAAAGAATTAAATAGCACAAATGATGGACATTACATTTCAGCATTAGTTGTAGACCCAGTATCGGTTAAAAAAGTTGAAACGGGAGTGCTTAAAGGGTTCAGCATAGGAATTCGCGCACCAAGAATTGTGCGTGATAGTAAGGCGGCTAATGGTCGCATTATTGATGGGCAAATTGTGGAAGTGTCGTTGGTTGATAGACCAGCAAACCCAAATGCCAAATTAATGTTGGCAAAGTCCGACAATGCCGATAACTTGGTTCAAGTTGAGGAACTAATTGAGGCTGAAACCGTTAAAGGAGAACATATGGAACAAGAAGAAGATAAAGCGGTTTCAGAGAAGCCGTCTAAGGAAGAATTATTGGAAAGACTTAAAGAAGCACATAAAATGTATAAAGAAGCAGAAAAAATGTGCAAAGAAGTGGGATGTTCTGATGAAGAACTAAAAGCCCAATATGGTGAAAGTGCTGAGGAAGAAACCGAAGAGGGTAGTAAGCCAACCGCCGCTCAGGAAGAAGTTGAAGAAGCCGAAGGTAAATCTGCTGAAACAACTGAAAAGTGTTTAGAATGCGGTTGTCATCAACCAGCAAATAGCCACGGCGCAGATGATGTTACAACTGCAACTATGGTTTCACCAACTGAAACTCCAAAAAGCACAATTATCCCAGAGCCAATAACAGAAGAAATTGGCACAATTATTGAAGAAGATTCCTCAGATGATGAGGATTTGTCTGAAAAGACAATTACTGCCATCATTGAAAAAGCCGTAAAGAGTGCTAAAGATGCGGTAACTAATGAGATTAACTCCTATAAAGAGGAAGTTAATAAGTTACAGGCTGAATTGGCAACGGCGAAAACAAAAGCAGTAGCAGGTGGCCCAAAGCGTTCAGTTATCAAAACTGATATTGCTGAATTAGGCGGATACTTGGCTAAAGCAGCCGAATATCGCGTCAAAGCCACACAAACTAGCGATACCGATTTGGCTCGGGGCTATCGCGAGTTAGCAGAAGATGCTGAACTCAAAGCCAAAGCAATTCAAGCCAAGTAATTAACTAACTCTTTACGAAAGGAAAAAAATGGCTATCGCCACACCAAAGGTAACTGACCTATTTGGTGATGTTGCATCTTCAAAAGATGCCGCAGTGCGTATGGAAGAGTTCAAATCTGAACTCAATAAGTCCGTATCACAAGCAGTTACCGACCCAATGGCAATCAATGCTATTCAGGCTGGAAAAGCCACCTTTGCGCAAGCATCTGGTGACCCAGTAGCAAATCTTGAAGCACTTGCCGCAAACAAATCACTTTCTCCTGATGCAGTAGGCGCATTGAACAATGCTCTAGCATCTCAACGCCTTGCAATGCAGGATATTCAGAAAGACATTACGCTTACTAGCCCACTTAGCACATCTTTTGCTGCTTTTGACCTAGAAGCACCTTCCAAGTTACTAACACCACGCCCAACTCCGCTACGCAATAAATTGCCTCGCAAGAAGGGTGTTGGCACTTCACACCGTGTAAAGCGTATCCTTGGATACACTGGTACAGGAACAGGTGGAATTGGACAAACTTGGCCTGGCATCACAGAAAGCACCACAACCGCATTTGGTTCAATCAACTACGAGCGTGGTCCAAAGATTTCTTATGCTGCTGATGATTTAATTTTGCCTTACAATTCTTACTCACTATCCGATTCAGTATCATTTGATGCTAATTTCTCGGGTATGGGTTATCAGGACCTTCGCCAACTATCAAGCACCAGCACTCTTTACGCAACAATGTTGATGGAAGAGCGTATGATGCTTATGGCACGCGGAACTGCATCAGGATACTCTGGCGCACTTTCAGCACCAACATTTGCACTTGCTTCACCAGTAGCCGCATCAGGACAAACCGCACTAGCCGCAACAACTTACTATGTAAATGTTACTGCTGATGCTGGTATTTCTGGTTCTGGCTTTGGTGAGTCCATTCTTGGAACAGAAGCAAGCACCGCAGTTGCATCAGGCGATGTTCTAACAGTTACTGTTAGCACCGCAGTTGCAGGCGCACTTGGTTACAACATTTATGTTGGAACTGTAACAGGCGCGGCAAATCTAAAGTATCAGGGAACTCTAAAAGGAACTGGTACATTTACAATTCAAGGCGCAACTGCTACTGGTCTAACTGGTAACAATGCCGCTTTCACCACAACTGGTGCCGCCGCTTCTCGCGCAACTGCAGATACTTCTGCATACGCAACTGGTTATGACGGAATTCTCCCAACTGTTTTGGGTTCAAATTCTGGCAAAAATAATGCCATTAACTCAACCTTTAGCACATCAAATCCGGGCAATGAATATCAAGTTGTATTTTCTAGCCTATATGATTCTGTAAAGGCTGACCCAGATGAGATTTTCCTAAACGGCGCAGACCGTAAGCAACTCTCAGATTCAATCAAGAACGGCTCAACTGCTAACTACCGTCTAAATCTAACTCAAACAGAAACAGGCGATTATGTTGGTGGAGCAGTTATTGGTGGACTACATAATGAAGTTACAGGCAAGTTAGTGCCTCTAACTGTTCACCCTTGGTTGCCACAAGGCGTAAGCCCTGTTGTTTCTTATACACTTCCAATTCCAGACACAGAAGTTTCCGATGTATGGGCAAACTTTATGGTTCAGGACTATATGGGCATTCAATGGCCTGTAACCCAGTTCGCATATGAGTTCTCCACATACTTCCGTGGAACATTCTTCTGCACCGCTCCTGCTTGGAACGGCGCAGTTTCAGGAATCGTTAGCGCGTAGTAATTGAATAGAGGGCGCGGCATACTTGACCAGCCGCGCCCTTTATATTAGGGGGGAAAATGACACGATTAATAGCACCAACAGGCGTTCAAGGCATAGATGTGCGCACACCACGCGGTGTTGTGAAATATAACAGGGATAAAAAGGGCGCAATTAATGTTGAAAACCCAAAACACATTAGACAAATGAAAGACGAAGGATTATTTGAGGCATCCTTAATGGGTGTTACTACAAATCATCAATCGGGTTTTACTTGTAATGAATGTGGATTTGGTTCTTGGTTTAGGAAGTGCGGTAGATGCGGGCACGAAAACAATAAGCCTATTGCGAGAGATGGTGATTAAATGACGGTAGGGACAACTACTAATACATTTTTTGAAACGCCTTATATAACATTAAATGAATATAAGAATGCACCAACTAGCATTGATTATAACAATTTAGTTATAGGTGGTAACGCTAATGCGCAAGATGCTGAATTACAAAATGTTATTCTTCGTGCTTCTTCTTTTATGGATGAATATTTTAACGCAAATCTCAACGCGCAAAAATACACAGAAACCCAACGCACCCGTTTCACGCCTGATGGCTTTATTGCGTTACACCCGAACAATGCGCCGATAATTGCACTAGAAAATTTTGAATACGGCACTAACCCAAATAATTTAGTAACACTTACCGACCCAAGTTTGGCTTGGTTTGAAGAACAACAAGTTATTATTCCATTAAGCAATATTGCCGTAAGTTATTCATCGGCAGGGCCATTGGCATTTGGCGGATACGGATTGCCACGCCAACAAGTTTATTGCCAATATACCTATGTTGCTGGTTATGTAAATAATCTAATTGCTAGTGGCACGGCTGGCGCATCCAGTTTAACTGTGGCACGCGCAGATGGCATTTTGGCTAATCAAAGATTGCGCATATATGACGGCGCAAATTCTGAAACAGTTACAGTTGCAAGCAATTACACCTATGGTTCTACTACCGTGCCATTAACGGCTGCTTTGACCTATACGCATACTTCAACCGCCAGCATAGGCAATATACCAAATGCCATTAAACAAGCCTGTATTCTTATTACAACGGCCTTTATCAAGGTGCGTGGCGACAGTTCAATGACTATGAACATCACTACTTTCCCACAAGCAAATCCAACTACGGGAGCAAATCGTTACGGCGGAGAAATTGCTCTTGCTTTGGATATGGTTAATAAATATCGCAGGATTAGATAATGGCAGGGCGCGTAGGGGTTCGGGATACGCTTTATCAATTTTTAGCAAATCCACCTATTGAGAATCTAAATGTTATACACACCAGTTTTCCTAAAAGAATACAATTTCAAGAAAACGGGCAAGCAGGTCAATTAACACGCTCTCAGGCTATTATTTTTATTCAATCAGAAAATGAAACACGCTTGGCAATAGGTGGAGCAACTAACGGTTGGAAACGCGTTGATTATTCTGTAATTGTTCAAATATACACGCACTCTTTACAACCAGATGCGCGTATGGCGATGGCAGATTTTGATACACTTGTTGATGCTATTAAGATAAGATTACGCTCTGACCATAACTTTGGTGACCAAAGTGGCACTTTAGTATGGCAAGGAGCAGAACCTATTATAAATGGCAGTTACGGTGAACCAGCAACAACCAATGAAGGGGCTACGGAAATATATGCCGAACTCCAATTTGATGTTACCGAGATGATACAAGCATAAGGAGCACCAATGAAATACAAATATAACGGAACAGATGAGCGCGTGTTCCCTTCGCTTGGACAAGTTGTTAAACCAGGCGAAGAATTTGAAGCGCCAGAAAACTTTAGCGCACCTGATGTTGTCCCAGCAGGTTCGGCTAAACCAGCAATAAAAACAACAACATCGGAACTAAAGCAGGAGAGTGAAAAATGACAGTTCAAGCCTCGGTCCGTTCCTATGTGGGTATCGCAAAAGAAGCCACAAAAGGAACCGCAGTAGCAGCAACAGATTTTATTCCAGTTGCTAAAGACAGTTTAAAGCCAGTAAATATTTATGACCCATTGTTTGACCAAGGACTACGCGGTTCAAACACTATGAATTACAACTATATTCAAGGTCGTAGCCGTTCAACATTTGATTTTGGTGGCGCGGTATTTGCCGACACCATTGGCTATTCATTAGCAGGTATTATGGGTGCAGTAGCAACAACAGGTGCTTCTGCTCCATTTACTCATACAATTTCATTGTTAAATAGCCTAACATCAGGTGCAGATGCGCAACCAATTAGTTATACATTAACGGATTTTTATGCCGTAGGTGTGCGCCAATATCCCGGTTGCCAATTTAGCGACTTCTCATTGAAGTTCAATGCTGATGGAATGCTTGAATATGATGCTAAAAGCACAGGTTGGGTATCAAGCACAACAACTGACCCAACACCAACATTTAGCACAGTTTTGCCAACTCCAGTATGGCGCGGAACTGTATCTATTGGTGGTTCAGCAGTTTCATATTCAATGGAAGGAAACATTGATATGAAGCGTGCCGTAACTCCAATTTATGGCATTTCTAATACACAAAATCCATATCAAGTATTTCTCGGCGCACTTGAAGTTACAGGCTCAATTAAGTTTGTAATGACATCCGATACCGAACTAACACGCTTCCTAAGCAATTCTCAGCCAGCAATTGTGTTGAACTGGGCATACGGCGCAGGAGCATCTGCGGTTCAAATTCAAGCCACGATTACTAAAGGCGCATATACTGCCGCCGTTTATGACCGCGGAGATGATTTTGTTAGCGTATCAATTGAACTTGATGGACAAGGTAATAGCACCGATGCTGGAGCATCAGGTGGATTAGCACCTATCAAATGGGTTCTACAAAACGCAAAGGCTTCTGGCACTTACGCATAAGCCAGAAAAAATGTGCTAGAGGGTTTGGTTGTAGCAGACGCCTTCCCTGCTCCCGCCCTCTAGCACCTATAATTAAAATATGGAAGGCACAAACGGAAGGAACACAATGGCTACAAAAGAAACAAAACTACCAATTAGTGGCGCAAAAGTTACATTACGCGACCCTAAAGAGTTAAAGCATAAAGACCGCAAAAAGATTTATGCTAATACACAAGGCGTTAATGAAGGCATTATGACGGCACTTTCTTTAACAGATGGCATATTGGCAATTATGGTTGAAAGTTGGGATTTAGATTTACCAATTCCTTCGGTGCGTATTTCATCTTTGGATGAATTACATATTGCTGATTATGACCATCTAACAGAATTAAGCAAAGAGTTTCAAAAGGCAATTTTCCCTTCATTGGCAGAAACGCCTGAAACTGAAAAGGATGCAGATAGCCCTTTCGGCGACTCCAAAGGTTAAAATGGCTACTTGAAGGTGGCGAACGCCACGAAGCCTTTGAGTATCCAGATGATGAGTGGGTTTATTATTTGTGTGCTAAAGAATTTGGCTGGACGCCAAATGAAACAGATGAGCAACCTGCTTATTTGATTGATTGGCTTTTATCCATATCGGCAACTGTTAAAAGGGTGGAAAGTGATAACATCAAATCTTAAACAAGTTAGAGAAGCGGTTACCAAATACGCTGGCTCGGTTGCTAAAGGCGCTGAAAATGCGCGAGATGAAATGATGGTTACCCTTATTCAATTATCTAAAGAAGAAATTAAAGGTCGGCGACCTGCTGGACAAAAGGCAACGGCAGGCGCGCCACCTATGAATAGAACAGGTAATTTGCGCCGTAGCATTAGAGGAGAAAAACGCCAAACAGGTTTTGCCAAATATGAGGCAATAGTAGGGCCAACAATAATCTATGGCAGAGCGGTAGAATTAGGCGGAGAATTTTCGCCTAAATCGTGGAGAGGAACAAGTGCCGTGAAA